GATTGCAGTAATAGTTCCATAAAAACTGTTGCTTCCGTTTGAGCCTTGACCCAGCGAAGTACCACCAGCACCACCTGCTCCAACTTTCAAAGTGTAAGAACCAGGGGGCAGGGACATTGCGCTTTCTGCTGCGGCACTTCCACCTGTATTTGTTACCGAACTACGATAACCACCAGCTCCACCGCCAGAACCAGTATCTCCAGCACTAGGGCTTTCACCATCGCCACCACCGCCACCACCAGCCACAATAGTAAAGTCAAAAGATACAGGGTCGCCAGCACCAAAAGGCTCGTAAGAACTGCCGTTCCAATACTCAAAGGAATCTGAATCGGCTAAGTAGGTGAGCATCCCCTCTGTTGCCGTTGCAGTACTGATAGCAGAAGCCCTAGCTGCTGTGCCAGCAAAGGTCATAACAGCCTGATCCATTAGATAGGTGTTTACATCGGCAGCGGCGAGAACTTCACCGGCAGTAAATACTTTTCTTGGCATTGTTTTTCCTTAGTCTTTATCTAGTTGAAAGTTTATAGTGAAACAAAGCTACTGCCGTTGTAAAACTCAAAAGTATCAGTATCGGCTAGGTAAGTAAGCATACCCTCGGTAGGCGTAGGGATAGCAGAACCCCTTGCAGCCGTTCCAGCGAAGGTCATAACCATCTGATTCATTAGAAAGTTGTTGACATCAGTAGCTGATAGAACCTCACCAGCGTCAAATACTTGTCTTGGCATCGTTTTCCTTGTTTGTCTTAGTCAAAGTTTAGCAGTTAGAAACTCAGGCGGTCCTCGTCCAGAACACCCAATACAGGGCTGTCAAGAACAAAGATAGTAAAGTCCAAACGCTCTAGGGCTAGGTTTATGCGCTTCTCGTTGTTTTGCCAGTCGTGGCTTATACCGATTATTCTGACATACTGCTCGATGGCTGGTGGAATACCTGAAGGCGTGAACTTGACTTGAACAATGTCCCCAATCTCTAGATCAAGAACCTCGTCTTGCTGGGCCTCACTCAAGATGTCCATAACCACCGAAAGGCTGCTAAAGCGATACTGAGGTTCCTTGAACCTAGCTAACAAGAAATCAGCTAAGTATTGAAGCTCGTCAGGGTCATTGTTTAGGAGCCCATCTACTGTGTAAGAGCGTGGTCCATAGGCAGCTTGAGAAGCTGCATCCTCAGCGGTGGCCTGATCTGGGAATAGTTGGTCATTGGTAACTAAAATCCGGTTGTAAAGTTCCTCGGTTCCATACACAACACCTAAGTCAGCAAACGGAATGACTGTGTATCCAGGTATAGATGCTTCATCGGTAAAGATTAGGTTTGGAAGGTTAGGTGGGGTATTTCTTCCCTTGAATACAAACTTGTTGTCTTTAGATACAAATACTTCTCCCGCCTCGCTTGTAGCGATTAGCTGAAGGTAGCTGATGGTCTGTGTACCTTCAGTAATGTCGGTATCTGATAGCAAGCTGCTACCTGCGTCAATCGTTCTATCAGCAGCGGGCCAAGCAACTTCTGGCAGGTCAAGGATGCGTGTGACTCTAGCACCCGAAAGCTCTATGTCGGGTAAGACCTCTGGCAAGTTATTTATGGTCAAATCGCTTAGTCCGTCAACACCCTGAATACTTACAACCGAACGATTGCCAGGCTCATAAGCGATGTCAATGTCGTCAATAAAAGTATGAATAACAGGAAAGTCGTTGCAGCTTATTTTAAGTTCTCTACCAGGAACAAGGTTTCCGTAGTAGAAACCACTTACAAACAAAGGGTCAAATAAGCGGTCAGCGTTATCTAAAACAATGTTGGAAGTTCCCGCATCAATGCGGTCTAGCGAAACGCTCTTGCCTCTTTGAGTAGTAGCTGAGATAAGTCTGTCGGTTATTTCAAAGAACCGAGTGCCACCAAGTGTGTAGAGCGTATTGTCTAACAGACCTTTTACTGGGTCATCGAGCGTGAATGTGTCAGCATCTCTCGCCCCTAGGTCAGCACCAAGTTCAACCTTGACTACTGGTGCTGGCATTATGCGCCCTGCCAGACAGCGCCAGATGTGCGCTCGTAGGACTTGATAGCGTCAACGATTGCTTTACCGATGGAAGGGCCAGAACCTACTCCACCGCTTACTTCAATGTTGTAATAGTTATTGACTACTTCTTGATTGCCAAAAGCGGCTGTCGTGCCAACACCAGCAATGCCAGAGGCTATGCCACCAAACTCTCCGTAAGCCTGGTTTAGTTCACCGATAAAGCCACCGCCAGCACCTGCTAGAGCTTGAGCAAGTCTGCCACCACCCATAGGACCTGCTGCGATTACCTGCTGGAGAAGGTCGTTGGTTAGTCCTTGCTGAGATAGAGAAGTTATGTTCCTAGCGAAGTCCTTAGTTTGTTGTAGAAGCTTCTTGATGTTTCTAGTAATTGAGTTGACCGAATTTCCAAGATCAGGCAAGCTAAATGAAGAAAGTATTGACTCTTTGATACCGCCAAATGTAGCCTTGACCGAATCAGCAAAAGACTTATATGCGTCAGACCTTTTTTGTAGTCTTTCTTCTTCTGCTCTCCTAGCCGCTTCTTGAGCAGCGGCAAGCTCTCTGGCGGCTTGTTCCTGTGCGGCAATCATCTCTCGAAGGGCTTGTTCTTGTTTAGCACTAGCTGTGCCGGCTTTTGAGCCAGCTCCTGTGCCTGTTCCAGTAGTTACAACATCTTTTACACCAGCCATGATGCGCATACGCCTAAGTTCACTGGTGGCTTCAGCAGCAGAAATCTTTACAGCCATGATTGAGTCTTTGAGGTTATTTAGTCTTGCCCTGTCAGCACTAGATACTTCTGCGGATAGTCTTTTTGCTTCATCTGATGTTTCGGCAAGCGCAAGAGCATAATTGCCATACTTATCAGTAACATATTGGCTAGCTGCTGCTGATTGCTCTAAAGTGTCGTTGAATGATGTTACTGATGCGCCAGTTTTGTCAACCTCAAATTGAAGGTTTTTGTTAGTTTCGTTTATCAAAATAAAGACTGCTGCAAGCGCGGTAAGAGTTGCAACTACTGGGTTGGCGTTTATGAAAATGAGCGCCGCGCTTAGCGCATAGACTGCCGCTGTGACTCCACCAATAAGTAGAATCAAGGGTCCAATGTCTTGCATGAGGCCCGAAGTAGCATCAGCCGTAGCCTTTACAGCACCAATCAAGAAATCTAAAGAACCACCAGCCAGGGTTGATTTGTCGCTAAGGTCAGCAATAAAACCAACTATTGACTCAAAAACTGGTAGGGAACCTTCAACGGCTTGCGAAATCAAAGGTCCTAAGTATTCTATGAGTGGCACAAGAGCCTCAACCAAAGCACCCATAACCGGCAACAGTTGAGTACCGATGCTGGCTTGCAGGTTTTCAAACTGAGCCTGAAGTTTCTTTTGCTCTACAAAAAGGTTTCCTGACTGACCAGTAAATGCACCAGTAGCGTCAGCAGCTCTCTGGTAGAGAAGCTCCATCCTGATAACCTGCTCGGCGTTTCTGCGAGCAGCACCCTCAAGGTTGTTTAGACCCCTAGCAGCAAGCTCGCTATTGATTTCGCTCTGCTTCATAGCGACACCGAACTTCTCAATCGGGTCGTACTCACCTCGGAACAAGGCAGTCATACCAAGCAAGGCTTCTTGGACATCGTAGCCATAGGTAGCAGCTAAGTCCACACCAAGGCTTACAAGCTTTTGAGTCTGCTCAGTGACATCTTCCATGCTGAAGCCAGACTGTTTTAGAACCGAACCTAAGAATGTAGAGGCTTTGGCAGCGTCTTTTTGGCTAAGACCAATGTTGTGTGCGCCCTCGACAAACTTTTCCATTGTCGGAGTGAACTCGTCAAAAATTGTTTGTAGTGAATACATGTTGCGCTCAAGATCACGCGCTGAGTCAATGGATTGACTTGTAAACTGCACAGCCTTAGCAGCTACTCCAAAGCTGGCTAGAGTGGCTCCGACTTTACCTAGAGTTGAACCAAGTCCACCAGCAGCAGAGCCAAAAGCACCTAGCTGTCGAGTAGCAGCAGCAATTCCATCATTTTTGAAAGTGCTGACAATGTTCAAGAACATGTTGCTCATTAGCTGTTATTCCTATCAATATTCTTTTCGACAAACCGGATGGTTTCTTCAATAGCGTCTTTTACATCGCCCTTTATGGCTGGGTATGAGTTATCAAAGCCAGGGTAAACATTTCTTGACTTTTTACGATTGCTTTTCTTGACAACAGGGCCGAGATTTGACAAGAAGCTGCCTACTGCTCCTGACCGAATTTCGTGGCTTCTCATAACTTCAGGGCCGCCAAACTCTCTAATTTTATACATTCTTGTATAAGCGTTACCGCTGGCTTTCTGTGCTAAATCTGCATAGACAACACCGGCTGACCGAACGATAAGACGAGCTATGCCTGTTGCTCCTTTTTTGTTTTTGGTGAGGGCTGAAGTAGTTATTGAGTTGTAGGGTTTGCGCTTAGCGTTGCTTACCGGGCTTCCAACGCTTCCGTAGTTAGTTCCCCAACCTGTTCGACCACCATGTCGCATACCAGTCATGGGTCCTTGCGTTCCAGCACCCTCACCCTTGAGTTCTCTTTGAACGCCTGCTTTTGCTTTGTTAGATATATCTCTCCAGCGTTTTTTGAGTTCTTTGATTTGTTGTGGGTCAATCTTATTTAGTTCTTTGACAAAGACCCGCCAGTCAGAGGCATAGACCTTTATGTCACTGTTTACGCCAGTGTAAAGTTTCAACGCCATTTAGACCACCTATCTCTACTTATTCTACCGAAGCAAAAAAAGAGAGGACACCCCGAAGGGTGTCCTCTTAAGCGCGTGGTGCTTGGTGCTGAGCCTTATAGATCAGATACCTGCCGAGTGTCCACAGCATCCTGTCATCTAGTTCCATTAGCTCTCTGGGACTTATCCCTGTTTCACAAGCTAGTGTTGCGATGTACCAGTGAGCTGATGAATCACCAAGCCCGACTATTTTTTTTGCTCATCCGCCGGACTGATGGACTCAATGTTGTCCACCCATTCTTCGAATGAAGCAGTAGTCGCTTTGGTTCTTGTTTCACTTGCCCAAGCTAGGAAAAGCAAGTGAGTAATCTTGATGTTTGCTTCAAGACTGGCAATCGAAATGTCGAATTTTGTTTCCAACTTAATCATGTCTGATGGGTTGCAAACAACATGCTTCACTTCGTCTGGGTTATCAGTGAACTTTATTTGTAGGTTTAGTTTCATGATCCAAGCTTAGCGCAACTATTAGGCTGGTGCGGTTCCTCTTGTAACTTCGCCCGATACTGGCCAGGTGACCGAAAGGGTAGCTAGGTCGCCAACAGCTCCAGCAAAAGGCTGATACTGGGTTACTAAAGCTGTGAAGCGGTACTCAGGGTTTGTTGCGGTAACTGTTCCAGAGGTAGGTGCAATCTTGACTGCAACAGTTGAACCCATAAGTGGGAACAATAGTGCGTCAACAGCGCCAGCTCCGAAGTCCTGGTGGAAATCTAGGGATACAGAAGCATCCTTTAGTCCACCAATTCTTGAGCGGTAGCTCGAACCGAAAGCTGTGGTTTCAACCTCATCTGCGGTAATGTCAAGAGTTACAGAAGCGATGTCATCACTGATTACAACAGTTCCGATTGTGACCTTGTAGTCTTGTGCGTAAAATTTTGCCAATTTATTTCTCCTAGTTTGCTATGACTGTGACTGTAAAGTCAGCAGCCAGGTATGTTGTATCACTGATTGTCACTGAACCGACTGAGTTCATTGACACGACTCGGCAGTCGTAGGCATATCCACCAAGAGTCTTATCTGATTCTACTGCATTTTTGACACTGTTTGCCCCTACGGAAATGTAGGCATCAAGCTTGCGCTGAGCTTCTCTTTCAGCAGACCTACCGACAATGACAGTGATTGTGAAGTTGTAGTTAGTCATGCCTTTGGCAAAAGCCTGATCATAAGTGACCGAATCTAGGTTTACTATTGCGACAGGCGGGTTAGGTAGGTCAGGCACTTCGGCTGCTGTGCGTAGCCCAGAAATAGTTGCAAGATTTGTAGCTAGTGCAGTCCTAATAGCGGTAATGCTCATTAGCCGAAGTTTCTCATAATCCTAAATGGCATAGCTAGTTGCTCTACATCTGAGTCAAGGTAGCGGTTGACCCTGATAGCACCCATGTCACCGAATCCGGCAATACCAAGAGGTGAGTCAAGGCGCTTGAAAAGTCTTGAGGATTGAATTACTGTTGCTTGCTTGATTGCGATTGGAACAGCAGAGAAACCCCAAACACCTGTGATTCGACAAAGAGCTTGCTGATCTACAACAGGCCAGGTGTAATCACCAACAGCCCTAATGCCTGTGTATGGCATGTAGAGTCCGTCAGAGCGACTGTTTAGAGGCTCTAGTTGGAAATCGTTAGCTCCCCAAACTACATAAGTATCTCCAACTTCATCGGTAGAAGATACTACCGAAACCGAAATAGCATCGTCAATAATAAGGTTTAGGGCATCCGTAGCAGCAAAGTTTCTAGTGGCTGTTCCGGCGTTGTAGAAGGTGCGAGCTGTGTAGCCGTCAATCATTCGAGAGGCAGACTCAATAGCTGTTTCTAGGAGAGTGTCGTCAAGATTGTCTGTAATGCGAAGTGAGGCTTTGACTTCTGCGAGTGTGGCGTAGCCATTTGTAATTGCCATAATGTTCCTATTCTACTGCTTGGTGGATACGCTCTAAAAGCCGAGCTCTTGCCTGACCTTAGCGATGTGTGCGAAACCTATTTGATCATTTGAGGCTGGCCTACCAACGCCACTCATCGTAACCCTGCCATAACCTAAGTCATGGACAATTCTAATAGTCGAAGCGTGAAAGGGTTTGGCACCTACGGCCACGCACCGAATGTAAAGCTCCCAGTCATCGTAGATAGCACCCTTGGTGTGTCCACCTGTGCGCTCAAACAGCTCTCGCTTGATAGGTGCA